CGCGCATTGGCGCATCTACCGCCGTATCAACGCGCCCGCTCATCACCATCAACAATGGTGCGGCAACCCAAGTCCTCTCCCTCCTCCCCCTCAACAGCGGCGCCAACTCGTGCCTGTCGTGGGGGACGCAGAGTAACGCGGCACCGTCGTTGACGGGCGTAACCGGCGCTAGTCGCTCCATTGGTACTCGTCTTGTTTTGTACAAGGTTGACAGCGCATCCGAAACCGACGTGGCGATTGGCACGGATTCCGGCTCGGTGTGGTACACCACCAGAACCACGTCCAATGCCCACAGGTTCTACGGCGCAGCAACCCTTGTGGCCTCGATTAACGGCTCCGGTGTCCTGAACCTCGGCACCAACACCACCCTGTACTCCCGCCTCGGCCAGAAGTTGGAGACGAACACCAGCGCGAACTACGGCGGTGCGGCGCTGAACACCTGGAGTACATCGGCTGTAGAGTCATCGATTCTCGACTTCGGCAAGAGCAAGAGTGCAACGATCGGCACTTACACGGTGGTTGCGAGCGGTGATCGCCTCGGGACCATCGCGTTCCGTGGGGCTGACGGGAGCGCGTTCCAGGACGCGGCGTATATTCGGGCAGAGGTTGACGGCACGCCGGGCTCGGCTGACATGCCTGGGCGCCTGCTGTTTATGACCTCGGCTGACGGCGCCGCCGCGCCGACCGAGCGCATGCGTATCACCAACGCGGGCGACGTCGGTGTGGGTAAGACCCCGACCACCGGTATCATCCTCGACGTGAACGGTCAGCTTGGCCTCAAGAGCTACACCGTCGCCACCCTGCCCAGCGCCGCGGTGCAGGCCGGTGCGATTGTCTACGTCAGTGACGCGGCCGGTTCGCCCTGTGTGGCCCTCAGCAACGGCACCAACTGGAAGCGGTGCGATGACTGCACCGTGACCGTCTCGTAAGGAGCATCGACATGGAAACCACCAAGACCCTGAATGAACTGCTCCTGCGGTTCGATGAGGCCGGCAAGTTCCAGGGGGCGCACGCCGTCTACCTGTACCAGACCTTCGACGGCGACAAGCGGGTGTCGGCTGCCACGGGTACGCCCGTGCCGCTCGGCAAGCTCGGCGCCCCAGACCTCGCGGCCATCCAGGCTGTGTGCGGCGAGGCCGTGACGCTGGCTGCTACCACGCTGGACGCGAACACCGCCGCCCTCGCCGAGAAGGACGCGGCGCTTGCAGCCAGGGCGGCCGAGATTGCTGCGGCTGAAGCGGCCAAGACCGCAGCCGAAGCCGCCAAGGCCGAAGCCGAGGCTGAACTGGCGGCGCTCAAGGCCGCCGCACCGGAGCCCATCGAGGCGTAGTTATTGACCGAGCGGCCTGCTCGGTTGTATGATCGACCCTGTACCGGCCCAGTAGACCGGGCGTTTCCTCAGAAGGAAGCCAGATGTCGGACAACTCTCTCCCTGTTTCCGTGGCGAGTGTCACGGACGAAGCGGTCGTTACCGCGCCGGAATCGGATGTCACGGCGAACACCGAATCTGCGGACCAGTCGCCGGGGGATGCGGAAACCCCTGAACCCAGGACCTTCACACAGGAAGAACTCGACAAGATCGTCGCCAAGGAGAAGGCGAAGGTCGAGCGTCAACTTCGTCGGGAGATGACCCAGCAGGCTCACGAGCCGCAGGTCCCTACCCTCGGAGAGCCGCCTGACCCGAAGGACTTCACCGACCCGTTGTCTTACGCCAAAGCGTTGGCGAAGCACATCGCGGCCGAGACGATCGCCGAGCGGGAAGCACACCAGCACCAGCAGACGGTCATCAAGACCTACGCTGAGCGCGAGGAGGCAGCACGGGACAAGTACACCGACTTCCAGGAGGTGGTGTACCGTGATGATCTCCCCATCTCGGAACTGATGGCGGAAGTCATCCGTGAGTCCGAGGTTGGTCCCGAGGTGGCGTACCACCTTGGTAAGCATCCCGAGGAGGCTGCGCGCATCTACGCGCTGTCGCCGCTCCAGCAGGCGAAGGAGATCGGACGGCTTGAGGCCGCCCTGTCGTCCAACCCGGTACCTGTGAAGAAGGCCAGTTCCGCGCCCGATCCGATCAAGCCCCTGAACTCTCGCGGCACCACCCCGACCTACGACCCCGCAGACCCCCGGTCTGTGAAGTCGATGTCGGACTCGGAGTGGATTCGAGCCCGCAACGAGCAGGAAGCGAAACGACGCAGTAGCTAGCCAAGAGGACATCCGACAATGGCGAACTCGATTCTTAACATCGACATGATCACCCGCGAAGCCTTGCGGGTGCTTGAGAACAACCTCGTGCTGACGCGGAACGTGAACCGCCAGTACGACCCCAGCTTCGCGCAGACGGGCGCGAAGATCGGCACCGCCCTCCGCATCCGACTGCCTGACCGGGCGCTCGTGACCGACGGTGCCGCGCTGACCGTGCAGGACGAGAACCAGCAGTACACCTCGCTGACCGTCAGCACGCAGAAGCACATCGGCATGGCGTTCACCTCGGCTGAGATGACGATGAAGTTGGACGACTTCTCGGAACTCATCATCAAGCCCCGCGTGTCGCAGCTCGCCGCGTCGATCGACGCCGACCTCGCCAACGCCTTCAAGTACATCGGTCAGTCGGTCGGCACCGCCGGCACGACGCCCGCCACCTCGCAGGTTCTTCTGCAAGCCAACCAGAAACTCAACGAGTCGGCGGCCCCGATGGGCTCGCGCTATGCGACCGTCAACCCGGCCGCCAACGCCGCACTGGTCGAGGGTCTGAAGGGCCTGTTCAACCCCACCGGCCCCATCAGCAAGCAGTTCAAGAGCGGCATGATGGGCGAGGGCATCCTCGGCCTGGACGAGATCAACATGTCGCAGAGTATCGCGTCGTTCACGACCGGCTCGCGCGACGGTGTTGGTACGTGCGATGCGGTTTCGACCGAGGGCGCGACGACCATCAGCCTCAACAGTCTGGGTGCCAACGCTACGATCAAGTTGGGTGACGTGTTCACCGTGGAAGATTGCTACGCCGTGAACCCGCAGACCCGTCAGTCCACCGGCTCGCTGTTCCAGTTCGTCGCGCTGGCCGATGTGACGCTGGATGGTTCGGGTGATGGCGATGTGACTGTTGCTCCGATCTACTCGGCTTCGCACGCCTTGGCGACCGTCAACTCGCTGCCGGGCAACTCGAAGGCGGTCACGTTCATCGGCGGTGCCTCGACGGCGTACCCCCAGAACCTCGTGTACCACAAGGACGCCATCACGTTCGCGACTGCGGACCTCGTGATGCCGAAGGGCGTGGACATGGCGGCGCGTGCCAACAACAACGGCATCTCGCTGCGCGTCGTCCGCGACTACGACATCGCCAACGACCGCATGATCTGCCGCATCGACGTGCTGTACGGCTGGGCGGTCATCCGTCCCGAACTCGCCGTGCGGCTGTGGGGCTAGGCCCGGAGGATATAGACAATGCCTGCTGCTAACGGGCCTACGCCCACCCTTCCCGCTTCGGGTTCTGGTCAGCAACTCGGGGATGGAAACTCGTCCAACGTCATCATGGGCACGATGGACATCACCGCCATCGGGTCGTACACGACCACCTCGACCATCACGACGGCAGCGATCCTCAGTGGTCTGCTGACCTACACGGGCTCGGGTCACACCCTGACCACGCCGACGGGTACGCAACTCGACGCAGCGGTGCCCAACGCGAAGGTCGGCTCGTTCATCGAGTTCGGCGTCAACGCGACCACCGGCACGGCAACCCTCGACGGTGGTACAGGCGTCACGGACAACGCGACCGGCGCTGGTTCGCTGGCCGTCGCCGCGAACGCTTCCGCGCGCTACCGCCTCGTCAAGACGGGCACGGCGACGTGGAACCTGTACCGGGTGGGCTAAGCCGATGCCTGAGTCGATCCCTGTAGGTATCGCCTACGAAGACCCCATCCTCACCAACCCCCAGGTCAACGGGTCGGTCCTCACGGCCGCCGGTACCGACCTGGACACCGCCGCTTCCGTTTCGGGGGCGACGGCGGGCACCGCTGCTGCCTCCAAGGCTGTCGTGCTGGGCGCAAGCCTGGAGGTTAGTGGCCTCGGTGCCGTTGGTGTCGATACACTGTCCTGCACGGGCAACGTGGGCACGGCGGCGACGGGCGTGACGGCGACCGAGCAGGGTGACGGGTACAACCACGTCACTTTCCTCGCCATCGATACAACCCTCGGTGCCATCGCGGGTGGTGCGGCACTCGGCCTCGGCAAGCTCCTCTACACGCTCCCTGCGGGCGTGCAGATGATCGAAGCCGCGTACATGAATGTCGCCATCACCCAGTCCCAGGGCAACATCACGGCCGATACCCCCGAGGTCGGTCTGGGTACCGTCGTGGCCTCGGGTGCGGTGTCCGTGCTCAGTGGTACGGCGACGTTCGAGAACATCCTGACTGGTCAGGTTGCCACTGATTGTAACGGCACCCCGACCGTCAAGACGTTGATCCCGACGGCCAACGTGCCCCTTATCCGCCAGGCTGGGGACGCGAAGACCATCTACTTCAACGTCGCGGACAACTGGGCGGCCAGTGGTGATGCTGCTGCGGCGGTCACGGGTGATGTCACCATTGTGTGGCGCTCGATCGCGTAGGAGGGTCGATGCCGAACATCTACCTCAAGCACGCGAAGCACGGCTACAAGGTCTGTCACAGCGTCCATGAAGCACAGATGGACAAGGCGAACGGCTGGGTCGAGTACGTCCCGGCCCCGCCTGCTCCACCCGTGTCGCAGGAGCCGGCCCCGCCGGCTCCCGTCGATCCTGTGCCTGACCCTGAG